CACGCCATCCACAGAAGGTACCTGCGTATCAATGCCGCCCTTAGCAAATGTCACCGACGTAATCTTTCCTGCAAGTTCCAACTCAAGCTCCATAATAAAGTCAGGGGTTGCGTGGCATACCAAAGGACCATTATACAGGTCTCTTACTGCCTTAATGCCCTCTTTCAGTTTTCTCAGCGCAGAAGTGCTTGCAGCGCCCGGGGTATAGCCGTATTCGATCATGCCCGCTTTCTTTGCGGTAATTGTTTCTGTTGCAATTTTAGAAATACGATATGCGTCGATTTCCGGAATTACAAAAGTTCTCTGAAATTCCCCCATAACTGCGGCTGCAGTGGTCACAAAATTGTTTTCGTCGACATCCATCGGGTCAAGCTGGAACATTCTTCCTCTGTCCTGCGTCATTTTCCTGGTTTCGTATTCCAGAGTAACGCCGCCCTGCTGGTAGCCGTTGTCTCTGTCGTAATCCGCAAGCCCCTGCACAGACATCTTCGGAATCTTGATCTCCGCGCCGCCGCTGTACTTAACCTGTCCTGCGTTTCCGTCCATCCATCCGGTTACAGCTTCTCTCACTGCAGCTTTATCCAGAGTCTTCTGGAACAGTGTTGCAGTCGCTAATGTGTTAATTGCCATTCTTTATTTCCCTTTCCTTTCCGGGTTAGTACCCCATCATAATTTTTTCAACCTGCGCAGCCAGATCATCGCCCTGATCACCTGCCTTTTTCGGCGGTTTCCCGCCTTTCAGCTTTTCTTCTACCGCAGCTTCCACGGCTTCCTGAAACGCTTTTTCGACCGCTGCCATAGAGGATTTACAGCTTTCCGCATCCGTATAGTTCAAAATTTCCGCCAGACCAAGTGGCAGCTTTTTCTCGGTAAGGGTATTTTTTGCTTCTGCCATAAGCTCCCGTTTGGTAATGCTTGCTTCCCGGTTTGCAAGCTCCTTTTCGTGCTTCTGTGCCAGATACTGTGCTTTTTCCTCTTTTGTCATTTTGGAGAGCTTTTCTGCTTCGGACAGCTTATCGTTCGTCAGCAGTTCCCATTTCTCACGGGCTTTTCCGACTGCTGTTTCAACCGCCTTATTCACTCTGCGGTCAAACTCTGCCTGATTTCCATTTTTCAGGAAATCGTCAAAGCTCTGCCCATTGCTCCCGCTTCCTCCATCGCCTGTGCCACTTCCATCCGATCCGCTTCCGGAACCACCGCCGTTTCCGTCTCCGGCACCAGCACCGTCTCCCTCCGCAAAAAACTGGATATTCAGTGGGTATTTGCATACTGCTTTTGCAAATCTGTTTTTCATGTCTTTTCCTTTCTGCCCAGCCTATTCGTATTCACGCCCGGGCCATTCAGTTTATGGAATCTGCTTCTTTAACGTCTGGCAGAAAAAGACGCAAAAATAAGACGCTTCACCCTGCGTCCCAGAGGGAGATGTTTGGATCACCTATTCCTTTCCCCTGCCTGCTGCCTTCTCAGTTTCCTTTACCGCCTCAGCAACGCCGTCATGGATCAGATGCTCTGCTCTTTCTTTATCTACTTCCAGAACAGTTCCGACTTCAATGATCTCTTTCAGCCTGATGTCGCTGTAACGTTTGATACATTTCACTTTCACCGCTCTCACCTCCCTCCGTTGCGCTGGCGCAATTATTCTTCGTAAATGACATCTAATCCATAGGCTACTGCTGCATCATGCTCTAATCTGCATCCTCTGGCATTTTCCCATCCTTTACAGAAATATGCAGCATGGCACAAGCTCATATTCTCCAAGGATTTTGCAAGAAAGCATAAAGGAATCTGCACGACTCCGCGTTCTTCCATTTTTTCTTTGCTATACCATTCATCTGTAAAAAGGGTATTTACAATTTCATATCCCTTTTCTTTTAATGCATTGATTGCTTTTTCTCTGGTTGCAATAATTTCTGCGTCAGTCTTTCCAGCCATTGGCTGTGATAACATTGCCTTCATGTTCTTCTCCTCCTACATTTTAAAACACTGATTTTCAAATTTCTTATAAGCATCCAAATATAGTTCCTTTTTATCGCCGTTGTATGTCAGTTCGTAGTACATGCCATCCGGAACTGTAGTGCTAAGCAGTGCTTTGTTGTTCTGTAATGCCTTGCAACTCCACACTAAATAAACGTCATTTACATGTATCTGTTGCCGATCTGTCTTATCCATATGTGCATTGGTGTACTCAGCTACCTTTGCTTTACACAGTCTTAAAAATTCTTCATTTTCCATGTTGCTCTTCCTCTCTTTCTTAAAAATGGGTATAAAAATACCACCGGTCTTTTGACTGGTGGTATTTACTCCTTATGATTTTTGCATTCCATACAAATCCGCTTGTAGTCCGGTATACATACAACTTCCTTTGGTACTCCCCAGTCAGGAAGCAGCCCCTCGACATTCATATGGATATCGTAGCAGATCGTATCATCAATCTGCTTTTTCAGGATTGGGCACACAATCGTTCTTTCCTGCATACTTTTCTACAACCTCCCTGATTTTTAAAGTATTTCCATCAAATTCTCTACTTGAAAAAGATGTCCTGATGCTCTTGTTTTCTACATCCACATACGTTGCCCCGTCTTTGCTGTAATAATTTACAAACCTGCCATTCCATCGGGTAAGCGACACATCAGATTCCCTTATAAATCGTTCCGCCTCTTCACGGCTGACCATGTGGGAACGCTCTGTATTAATGTGATCCGCATCATAGGTATATCCAGAAACATCGAGCTTTTCAGGGTTTACTTTTGCAACTCCTTTTATTCCGGCTTCTTTCAGCGCTGTTTGGACATCGTAATCCTGCCGGGTGTTCCCCGGATGTTTTTTCAGGTACGCCTTTAAGGATTTAAGCTCTTTCCATTTCTCAGGTTCATTATACTTCAAATTCTGGAAATCATCCAGATTTTTCGGTATGTCGTCGCCGATGATTGCCCGATACCGTTCGAGCTGCTTCCGGTCAGAATATCGGTTTCTGATCTTCTTTTCATTCAGCTCCGCTTCCGGATTTCCGACTACATAGGTCTGATACCATTGATCGTATGTCATGCCGGCAGGCACATGGATTTCTTTTCCGGTCACCGGATCGATTGCCCTGCGGGTAAGCCGGGCTAAATCTTCGTCGCTCAGTGCCGCTGTAGTAGTTGACCTGCACCACGGATGCATCGGCGGAGCGTTTACGCCTGTCTGCTGATCCGCAACCCTGAATACTTTGCCGTCCAGCTCCCGGCAAATTTTTGATGTCCGTAAATCCAGCGTTGCCAGATACCGATAATACTCAATTTCGGAGTCCTCATAGCTTAACATGTCCATCTGGGTACATAGATAACAGGATTCTGTCCGGATCAGTCGTCTTGCATAGCTTGCGCCCACAGCAAAGCGCTGCGCAAATACCTCTGCCGCTTCCCGGTCTGTCCTTCCCGTTACCAGGCTTAACAGTAATTCCTGTTTCAGGTCGTCAGCAAGCTTCTGGGTGTTGCCCCATATGCGTTCGGAGTAGTTTGCACCGTTCCACCGGCTGTTAATAACACGCTCTATCATCTTCGGGGAGATATACCCAAAGGAATAGGCAAGACCGGTCTGCCCCTGCAGATCGAACACAGAATGATAATATGCGTCTGCTGCCAGCTCTAAATACCATGCTTCGTGCTCGATCTGCTCCTGCTTATAAATGCTCTGCATAACCTTATCCAGATTGCCATACATCCGCTGCAGCCGTTCCAGTCTTGCCCGGTATGCCGGAGCTTCCAGCTCTCCAAGGAGCTGTTTGCGCTTTTCGCTGTTCCCGTCCTCCGTCGCCTGCCGCAACAGCTGTTTTAATTCGTCGATATCTCCCGGCGTTCTGATCTGGTTCAGCAGCCGCCTTGCATCCACTTCGCTCAGCCCGTTCTGCTTCCGGTATCGTTCAAAGATTGTATCCATCTTTCCGGCAAAATACCGGGATGCCTGCAGATACAGCTTTGCGATACTACCCGCCCGCTCTTCCGTTCCAGCCATATACTCAAACATCTGCTGCGCTTTCCGACGTTCCCAGTAATCACTCATCTACATCATCCTTTGGCGGTGTGCCCGGCGGCGTATTGCTGCCCAGTCCAAACATGGCTTGCTGCTTTTCCAGATTCTCCTGCTCTTCTTTTTCCACAGCTTTCAGCTCTTCGTCCACATCATCCACAAAAGGAACCTGAGACAGCAACGTTTTCCGGCTTACCTTCCCCCACAGGTTACTTACGATCTGACTAATTTCCAGCAGATTTTTCGGCATCGCGCGGGTAAAGGTCGGCGTAATACCTGTAATATCTACCGCAATCCCCTTTTTAGAGAGAAAATTGGCAAAAATACGGAGCCGCTTGCGCAGCCCCTTGCGGTAATACCTCGTTTTAATCTTCGTAATGTTTTCCATTCCAAGGAGTTTAAACTCCATCGCTACTCCCGACACATTGCCGCCAAACGATTCATCGGACATGCACGGAATATGGGAAAATTTGTGGATGTCCTGCTCGATTGCCTTTTTCAGGATCTCAACACCGGATTCATCAAACGTCCGCGTGATGTATTCCGCCCTCGCATCTGCAGGCATTTCCAGCAGCCTATCTTCTTTTAACCGCTGCGGCGCTGTCCTACCGTCTGCATCTTTTCCCGCTTCGTCCCCCAGCATAAAGCCATATAGGGCAAGGATCGCATCTACAAACTGCTCTTTATCCGTCACACGGTCGGACATCAGAGCGTTGTACGCGTCGATAAGCGGGATCTGCAGCTCATAGTCCCCAATACCAAGCTTGTTGTTCTGATATGCAACAATCGGCACTTCATCCATGTAGTGTGGTTCTGGCTCTTCCAGCAGTGCCTGTGGTCCCTCGATATCCTCGATGTCCAGCACATACCGGAAATTCTTCGTAACGACGGTGGCGACGTATATAATTTTTGTATCGTGCCCGTCGTCCTTGCGAATGGAATAGTACACAGCAAACAGCTCGTTTTCTTCGATGCTGTCGTCGTATACCATAAAGGTATTTTCCGGGGACAGATTCTTGATAATCAGATCGGTTTCGCCCTCTTTTGCGTAAATATACTCAAAAGCGAGCCCGTAAATAGACAAATCCAGACCATTATCCCCGTCCGCCTCGTCTGCCCCGGCAAGTTCCAACGGCTCCGTCAATGCAGCAATGTCTGCGCTGCTTTTGTAGGATACCGGATTCCCAATAAAATAACTGGATGCCGTGTCAGCAATGTCCTTTGCATGGTTACACACCAGCTTATTTTTGCGCTCCGCTTCATCCAGTATCTTATGCTCGCCTTCATAATACTTTTTCTTTTTTGCAAGCTTCTCTCTAAACTTCTGATGCTTCATAATCAGCAGCCGGATTGCCTGCTTGTCTGGTGCTGTTTCGTCCCACTTGTCCGCGGGCATTGTAAACTTATACATCCATATCACCTCGCTTTAATCAAAGCCGTATTTTGCTTTATTTTTCACACGCCCTGTCCGCTTACTCAGAATTGTATACACAAAATATCTTACTGCGTCCATCGCGTGGTCATTTTCTTTTACCGGTCTGTCCTCGCCCTGCTGTGCTGCTTTTTCATCCCAGATGTAGGATCCAAATTCCATGATCGTATTGATGCAGGTATCGCAAAATACCAGCAAGCCCATGTTAAGCATGGAGGCAACCTCTCGTATGCCATCCTCCACATCGTTGTCTGCTTTCAGGACACGATATCCACGTTTCCTCAGTTCCGCGATAAAAGAAGCGGCTGCCGGGTCTACAATCACTGCTCTGATCGGGACGCCATCCAGCCACTTTTCAAAATCATCTGCATATTCTCCATCTGTTTTCTGTTTCCCTTTCGCACGCCCGGAATAATAATATTCCCGAACGCAGTACCATTTCCCGTTGTTGCCCTTGTTCCATAGTAAAAAAACAGTTGCGTTTTGCGTACCATAGTCGCAGCTTACATATCGCCCGCCGTCTTTCAGACACCGGAAGAAATCTGTTATCTTCTGTACATGCTTATCAGCGTCAAACATGTCATAGATAATTCCTTCCGCCATTGCCCACAAGCCTAAAATGTAGCGTTTGAAAAACACGCCGGTGTACATACTGCGGTACCTGGCTTTGATCTCTTCTGACAGGCTCAAATTGTCGTCCATCGTAAAGTGGACATACAAGATATTTTTTAGCCCTGCTTCCAGCCCTTTTGCTGCGGCTTCCGCCCTGACCTTCGCTGTCTTCTCTTTTCCGAGGTATCCGGTCGATTTATTGATCCAGTTTATTTTAAACCAGTGATACGGACCGTCTGGGTTACAGTTAAACCAGTATTTTGACCCTTGTACAGAGCAGCGTCCGGTTGCCTGATTTACAAAGCTTTCCGGCATTAACGCCACTTCATCAAAAAAAACACCCGCCAGCGTAATGCCCTGAATCAGGTCTTGTGATCGTTCATCCTTGCCGCCGAAAATATAAAAATAGTTCTCCACAGCCCCGCGTCTGATAATCACCAGGTTATCCGCCCTGTGATCTGAGACCTGATACCCGCGGCTTTTCAGCATCAGCTTCAACCAAAACAGAACGTTTCGTCTGAATGAACCGATCGTCTTGCCACACATGGCAAAATTCTGTCCGTTAAACGTATCCATTGCCCAGATCGCAAAGGACAGCGACATGCTCACTGTCTTGCCGGATCTGATTGCGCCATCTGCAATGATCCCGTCATAACCCTTTACCGGGGAATCCGGGCACCACCAATTCAGGATTTTTCGCTGCTTTTGCGAAAACGGCTTGAATTGGAAAAAACGCTTAATCTGCCTCATCCGACCAGTCCTCCCCTGCGGTTCCATTCAGTGCCGCAAGGAAACCATCGTCTGCTGCCGCATCCTCATCTTCTGCGACATTTGTCTTCGCTTTCAGGACAGCGATCCGGGCGCGCTGCTCTTCCGTTGCCAGATCCATATGATCCGTCAGCCAATTCATTGCCTTCATCCGGTCCATCAGTTTCACACTTGCACCATCTTTCCCTTGCTTGACTTCGGCAATAAGCGTCCCATCCACATCCGTTGATTCCCTGAATTTTACCACGTTTATTTCTTTTGTCAGCGGAATTTTTTCTCCCGTCTTTTCATCCGTCACCGTGATCGGCCCAAACGCCCCCATTACTGGAACGGTTTCACGCCCAAACGAAACATAATCCGTCATATCCGCAAATGCAATATCCATATACTTCTGAAAAATATCATGCTCATCCAAAAGCTCGCGGTTCAGACGGTTCTGTTTCAGCTTCATAATCTCATCCCGGATACAAGGATTTACAAGGAGACGGTATCCTTCCGAATTTGCGACATCATAGCTGCTGCCATATGCTTTCTTATATGCTTTTGTAGCGTTGAAGCACCGAACATAATATAAGCAGAAAAGCCTTTGTTTATCTGTTAAATCAGCATTTTCCAATACTTGACCAACATCTTCCGCAACGGCTCTTTTACTCTTTTCTTTGGTTGCAACCTTTTTCCCTTTTGGTTGCAACTTTTTTTCTTCAAGGTTGCAACCTTTTTTCCAGTATCTCGACGCCCAGGACTTGACCGTCGAAAGACTTACCCCATACTTTTCAGCGATCTCCTTATACTTCATTCCTTCCTGATAATCCCGAAAAGCCTGTTCTCTTACTTTCTCACTTTTCACCTCACCACCTCTCAATTCATTTACAAATAAAATCCTTCCGGACTTTTGACAGCCCTTAACAGCATTCCGCTAGGAGGATCAAGGAGAAACCAATGTTGGCACGTTGGCCAGTGGACCATGCAGGAATCGAACCTGCGACCGACCGGTTATGAGCCGGATGATCTGACCTGCTGAGCTAAGGGTCCGTTGTTGTTTTTTTTGGAAAAGAAAAGAAGCAGGGATTAATCCTGCTCCTTCAACATACTTGTTAATAAATCAGTGAACTATATGTTTATTCCTCTATTTTATACCAAATATCTCCCAGTTTCGCATCTACAGGCTCTTCTTTCTGAATATATACATTAGGCTTATTTAGAGTCTCTTGAGTAACAACGTCTCTTGCCACTTCTTTTACCTCAGAATGTGATAATCCGTAATTATTAATCGTTTCTGCTACTTGGGAATTTTCAAGTTCTGAATTTTTGATAATAATTTTAGCTTTTTCTTCTCTTTTTCTGTTCTTTTTTCTTCTAACAAATCCAAATATTGCGGCTCCCGCAACAGTAATTATGCCGATCAGGGCATCGATTCCCTCTATTGTCACCCCATACTTATCGAAGAACAAGTTTATATTTTTTAAAAAATCCACTTTTAATCCCTCCCACACAATACATTTTTCTTCATCATACACCATAAACCGGCAAAAATCTATATTACCAAATATGGTATCATAAAAAGCACCCAACCGCATTTCTACAGTCAAGTGCTTCTCAAAGATGTATGTGGGGGAAGTAGTGGCTTATCCACTACTGTCAGTTTATACTATAACATTTTAAAACCGAACAATGCGAACAAAGTGAACAAACTTTTATTTTTCTGCCATAAATCTCTGAAATTCCAATCTCACACTATCCCCCGTTGCCTTCCGCCCCATCTTCACAGCCACCTCCTCCCATGTCAGCTCTTCGAGGAATTTCCATCGGATGATCCGCTGCATCCGCGCCGGGATCGTCAGCATCCACTCTTCCACGTTCAGCTTAATCTTCTCTGCGTTCGCTTTCCGGCGCTCCAGCAAGCCTTCGTCCCACCGAAGCGCACTGTCGTCTGCATAGGTAAATGTCGTCCCTTCGATCTTGAAATGCTGCGGCTGGTACGGGAAATCCGGATTGCTCCCGCTTACATTCGTCTGGATGATTGTCTTGCGCTTTTTCTTTAATGCCCGGATGTCCCGTTCTGTCTCCTGGACCAGCGCACATGCATCTATGTAGTCGTTTAGGATGTTTTTATCCATCGGTGCCACCTTCTTTCTCATCCATTTGCTTACTTAAATATCAGGTTTTCTTTCCATTCTGCTCTTTCCGGCTTATTCGCCTAAATACTCATTTAATCCAAATCAAACCTATCTTTCGTGTACTGCACATAATCCTCCTCGCTAAGGTACAGGTACAACCTCAACGACCTCGATCCATCCTCGTACACCTTCCCTACCGCAATGATCCGGCTGGATTCATCGCAGGCGTAAACATCTTTTTCTAAAAATTTTTTCTCCCTGCGTTCCCCGTCCATCTCGTATATAACAATCGCTCCACCGTCCACAGCCATATAATTTATTACCGGACAAATTATGGTAATGTCCCTTCCATAATCGTAGCACCCGCTTAAAAATACTGTCATTGCCATCGCAACCGCTATTGCTCTTATCTTTTTCATAAGCTTCCGCCTCCCATAAATGTCCTCATCATTTGTTTTTTCCACCCTGCAAGTTCCTCCGTTGTCTCCAATCCTTCACAGGTTCCTCGTTCGCCTGCTGCCATGTTTGATATATCTCCACCTGTTATCGGATTCCACGCTCTATCATCTATATAGACATCTGCTCCCACCTTCCGGCAGTCCCCTCCGAAAAATTCAATTCTTTCCGGAAGATTTTCATTCACGGCGTCAAATTTCAAACCATGTCCCTGACACCACTCTACTGCCTTCTGAAGCGGCTCCCCGCTCCGGCAGGTCCACAGGATTACTTTATCTCCCTGCTGCCTGCGTCCGACCAGATAACCGATCAGCTCCTGATTCGGTTCCCCGATTTCCGGCCACCTGTTTTCACACAGCGTCCCGTCGAAATCTACAGCATATGCCTTGCTCATTTTCTTTTGTTCCATCTTTTTCCAAGATCTCCTATCTCATAAACATCATGTTCCCACCGCCGTCCAGCCCATAGTTCGCGATTGACCAGAACAGAAGCATAAAATACAATATCATCATAACTGTGACAATCAGTATCACTTTCCATGTTTTCATTATCGCCCCCATCCGTACCCGTAGATATCCGGGTACATCCCGTTTTCCATCATTGATTCCATGTACCTCTCATACGCCTGTCCATCATCGTGTCCGATAAACCACGCCGCTTTGCCGCATAAAGTCCAAAGTAAAGCTCCTGTCACGATTGCTGCCAGAATCACGACCAACACATCTTTCAGATTCATGTGCGTTTCGCCTCCCCTGCCAGCACGACCTGGTACATTCCCTGCCATTTCATCCGCTCCCGCGCATAGCGGTTCACCCTTGCTTTCGGCAGCCCTATGAGCGTTTCAATTTCTGATGCCCGGTATATTCCCATATACCGCCCTCTCTTATAGATCTTATATGCACATGCTGTCCCCCTCATCTCCTCCGCTCCTTTCCAAATTCCAGTGCAGGGAAGCGCCGCTTACTTTCTTTTACGTCCACTTCTTTCCCGCTGCTATCGCGCATCCCTGCTGCCTCCTGTACTCCTTTTCTCTTCTCCGTCCCATAAATCTCCGCATTTGTGATGCAACATCTGGTTCCCTTCGCGTTCTCGACGAGAACATGGTGCGGGTATTGTTTGATCACTGTTGCCCGGCGTTGCGGCGCAGTCTTTTGGTTTTCATCCTTCTGTGCCCATGCTTCTCGAATCATAATCTTATCTCCCGGTTTCAATTTTTTTACTGGTAACATCCTGTGCTTCCTCCTTTGTTTCCCAAAACACAAATCCTTCCGGCGGTACCGTCCTGCTGCCTGGCTGTACTTTTTCAATCTCTTTCCCGGCATCACCCCAATCTGCAGACAAATGCTTTTTTTCATTTACGCTGTCTTTCCGATATGTGACCTTTTCCCGCGTCCATCCGGGATACATCCGCCGCATCCGCTTTTCAAGCATCCTTATCATTTCCTTCCGGTTATCAAGATTCCCGTTATCGAGCATCTGATGGTGCCAGACGCACCCAAGCACTCCATTCTGCTCCACTCCCATCCCCAGCTGAGAACGCGGGACGATATGCATGATCTGCAGTGCCGTCCGGCAGTAGGCCGGGTCTTCCGGCGGCTCATATCCGGCCGCGCAGAAGACGCAGGTTTCATTATCACGCTTATGTATCGCTTTCCGGTCTTTCGCTGTAAATTCCAGCTGCCGCGTCAGCTTCTTTTTCACTCTCTTCTTCATCCTTTCTGTCCTCTTCTGTTTCTTTTCCCATCTGGTCGATGCTCATCTGTCCCGGTATCTCTTCCGGCGGCGCGGGAAGGATCTCAAACTGCAGCGCCACATATCCTGGCACCAGCCCACCGTGGTCGTTTATCAGGTGCGTTATCCTGATATCTATCTCTGCGCCGGTCTGCTCCCCATCCTTCTGATGCTGCAGTCGCACTGTATTCCCGACCCGGTACGGGTCATGAATGCGGAGGATTAAAAAACGCTGCCCTTTCCGGATGTCCGTCATCACGTTCGTTCCCATCGGATAGGTATAGACTGCGTCCTCCGGCGGCAGTTCTATGGGGCGAGGTTCCTTTTTCTCCGGTTCCTTCCACGAAATCCCGTCTCCTTTGGACGTTCCGTGTGGCAACAGCTCCGGTCCGATCTCTTCCGGAACACCTGCTGCCTGCTCTGCCTCTTCCTGCCTCATCTCTTCCCGCTCTTCGTTTTCCGGAATATTCTTTTCCGCGCCCTGGCTTCCCGGTTTCGGTTCTGCCGCTTTCGTTACTTTTGACTTCGGATCGAGTTGCACCGGTGCAACTGAGCTGTTTTTGCCGTAAGTCTTTGCCCAGCTTTCTTCCGGCGTGTCTCCCTCCATCAGGAGGCCTATTGCTTCCATCATGTCATCCCAGGAATATTTTTCTTTTTCCCCGGACCGGACATTGATCAGCGCAATGTCCTGATCTGCGCCGTGCAGGGTAATCATCAGGCGTCCGATCCCAGCCACCCTGACGCTGTGCATTCCTTCGCCCGCAGGTGCCAGAATGTCCATGATCTCCCGCGGAAGCTCCGGCCACTTCTCCTGCTGCCACCCATTCCATATCTGCCACACATTCCATATCTTCCGGTGCAGCTCTGGAATGTCATGCCCCAGCTGGTACATCGCCCTTTTCAGGTTGTTGTCCAAAAGCTCTGTGTCAAAGTCCTGCTGCTCCATCATCACTTCAAGGTCCGTGACTTTCTTTTCCTCTTCCACTTCGTCCTTGATCTTCTGGATATCCGACTTGCTGTAATCCGGCGTCAACTCTTCTGTGATTTCTTCCGGGAGCAGTAGCATAACGGATAACTTCGCGCGCCCCATTCCCCGGTACTGGTCTTTCAGTCGGTCTGAATAGCCGTCTTCTGCGAATCTGTCATTGATCGCAATAAATCGGGATACCGCCGACTTGTCCAGACCATATTCTGCGGCGGCAAAATCCGTTACACTCTTGTAGCCTGACTCCTGCAGCACCTGTGTGTCCCGTGCAATCTTTAAGTAATAGCCGATCTGTACAAAGCCTTCCTCAACCCGCTCCACTACTGCATCCATTGATGCCTTAAAATCCACATAACTGTTCTGGATTTCCGTTTTTTTATAATTCAAAATCTCCATCATACTGCCTCCTGAAGTTCTACTTTCTCTTCTCCCAATGTTCCACTTTTTAACCGGTCTATATAGTCATTCAGCCATTTTTGCATCCGCTGCTCATCTGGCTTTCTGTCATGTGCGCCGTACCACTGCCGGATCCGATGCTGTTTTGCATCGATCTCCACTGTGATATATGGGATTTCCGGTGCTTCCTGCTGCCGCAGGAATAAAATATAGCTCTCGCCCTCATTGTGCTTTCGGAGATAATTGTCCCCGCCCACGCAATGATGCAGCAGCCTGCCTTCTGTCACGATCTCTTCCGCCGACCTGGCGGGGCGGATCAGGAACGCTTCGTCATCCCAGAAATACTGTCTTCTTAGCTTCCTGTAATTGATCCGGATATTCGGGAACCGGATCGCAACCTCCGTCATCCGCTTATCCACTTCTTTCTGGTTCTGTTCTGTAATCATTGCCGTATGCGCTTCCTCTAGATTCCTGGGTTGCAGATAAACGGTGTTTGTCATGTCATATCCCAGTGCCTGCCTCATGGTCAGGTAGTCAACATACGTTGTTGCTGTATTTCGAAGCATGTTCACAGCGCAGCTGAGGCCTGTCCCGTAAACGCACCCGGAATATTTCTGCACCCGGTTCAACAGCTGCCGGAGACTCATATAATTCAATGCGATTTCCAGCTGTCCACGCCCCAGCTGTGTTTCTGTCAGCTGTTCTATCTCTTCCTCCGTCCACGCTGCGTTCATCCGTTTTTCCAACTGCAGCGTTTCCAGTGTCGGGATATCTCCGTGTTTTCTGATCAAAAGCCTGATATGCTCTTTCCGGATTCCGAGAAACTGATCCAGCCGCTTTGCAGACTCATTATTCACAATGCCGTATTCACAGCGAATCAGCTTTTTTACTACTTCCGTCAGTCCCATTTTGACCAGCATTTCCAGCTGCGGCGTCTGTATGTACCGTCTAAAATAATCTGCCGGGTTAAACTCGCTGACCTGGGAAGCATATTCCCGGATCGCACTGTACTGGAAGATCGTCCCCTGCAGCTGCCCGTATGTCTCTGCCATAACCGGCGCGGCTTCAATGTTTATATTCACATTTCCATACAGGTTGCAGTCATCCCAGAAGTCCTTTCCATCGACATAACTGTGCTTGTGATAATCCGTCTGAATTTTTTCTCCCGGATAAAAATAGGTCCTTGCAATTTCCACTCTGGAGAGCTCTTCGCTCGCGTTGTGCATTTCCAATCCCTTTTCCCCGGCGATCAGCCCCAGCCGCCAGACTTTAGACACCTGAATGTATCTCAATACCATTCCAACCTCTTTGTATTTCTGTCCGAGGAACAGATGAATTTTTCTTTCCTGCTCTCCGTGGACCTTTCCCTGGCACTTGTACTCCCCGCGTGTCCCGCACATCGGACACGTTCCGAAATCTCCTTGCCTTGGTTCTTCTTCCAGATGCTCAAACTGGGATTCGTAGGAGATCCCGCTTTTCCATCGGATGTCCGCGACACCCCCGCATTTACTGCATGCGATCTGGGCGCGGCATCCACGCTTTTTGTAGTACAAATAATGTCTTTCGCGGAAATACAACCGTTCTGCCCGATCCAGAATCAACTGCTCCGGGAGCGGTCCTGTGTGCTCCGCCCGATCTTTCAATGCCCGCTGTCTGCGCTCATACTTCCTGTTCTCGGCTTCTCGCCGTTTTGTCAGTACGATATTGTTTTCATGTGTATAGATGTATTCCCACCACCTATCTTTCGGCCAGATGGGTTCTGTACAAAATTTCCTGATCCTTCCCAGATCTGCTTCGTCCAGAAGGGTATTCTTTGCTACAGCCGTCTTGTAAAAATCCTTCCGGTCTTCCGGCTCAT